ACATCAGAAGCCGATGTTGGTGGGATAGCAAACGATGCAATAAGTGCGGCAACAGTGTTTGTTAAATCAGCAACGGTTAAATCATTACGGGAAACAATTGCGTTTCCGAAAAGAGAATTAATACTTGCCTCGGAAGTAATATATCCGAGTTCAATTTCAGTGCCATTACTTGTGCCGACCATAGCATCAAGACTCCATTGAACCTCAACCTTTGCGAGTAAAGCATTGATTAACGAGGAATTCATGGAAGCCTTTGGTATTAATTTGACTAAAGAACCTAAATCGATTCCAGATGCTGTGGCAAATGCAGCACTTACGAGATCATCAGTACCAATAGCGAGACTGTCAGCGGACATTATCGATAATGCTTTAGCGAAATAATCTTTAGCGGCATCCCAGTTTCCGTCAGAAGCATATGCTAACCATTGTTGTTGTTTTTGGAAAAGGTCATAATGAGGAGCCCATACCAAGTATTTGCACGGATGATTGAAATTTAATCGGTATTTGTTGGAAACCGAAGTTAAAGATTCGGAACCAGTGAATTGAAGTTGTTCGATTAAATATTCGTGAGAAGCTTGTGCGAATCTTTTACGTTCTTCGGAATCAAGGTATACATAGTCGATTACTAAAAAGGAATCAGTCATTGGGTTAGAAATGACTGGTGCAACTGGTCCACGGTAATTTACACATTTGTTTAAAGAATTGTATATAAGAGTGATTCTTACATCGTGGTATTGTAAAGCAATAAGTGGAAGAGCTAATCCATTATTACGGTTGAACCAGAAAATAAGTGGAATATACATGGTGTATGCTGGTTTAGCAATTTTGGAAATATTGGTAAGAACTGATACATCACCAATCATCTTGGCGTAACCACGTTCTTGCGAAGTTTCGTGGGTAAGTTCGTACCAGATATTGAGCCAATCACCGTAATGTTCGTCAATGTTGGAACCTCCAATATCAATTTTGATATTTTCGACTAAAGCATGTCCGAGTTTGTTGACGTATCCCCAAGAAACAGCGTTTTCTGGTACGGCAGCAAGTTTTACACATAAATACATGTTGGTGATTAAATCACCATTACGGTTAATATTGCAGGTTACAGTGCGTCCGAAATCGGCAGAACCATTCCATGTTTGTGGAATTGGCTCTACGGCAAAATTGGTATGACGTCTGTAAACGACTTTGAAGAATGTAATTTGAGGATTACCCGAAAGGTAGACATCTTGCGCCCCGTACGCTACTAGTTGCATTAAACCACCGCCCATTTTTTACTATATATAATGGAATAGAAAAAAAAATTTTATTAAATTAAATTAAAATTTTTTAGATATTTTTAAAATAATATTTTTAAAATAAATTTTTTAGATATTTTTTAGATATTTTTTAATAATAATAATTATTTTTAGATATTTTTTAAAAAATACTAAAAATAATTATTATTATTCTTTAAGAATTATTGTTAAATGAATAAGAGTGTTATAAAGTTTATTTTTTATTATTTTTTTAAATAAAATTATTTAAAGTTTTCTAGATTAATATTAATTATATGATATCTAAATATAAAGAAAATAAATTAATTCAACAGAAAGAATCAAATACATTAGATAATAAACATAGACAAATTACAAAAGAAATAAAAGAAACCGTAAATAAAAAACAAGAAATTTTAGATAAAATTGAAAATATAAATATTGAAATAAATGAAATTGATGATAAAAATGAAATAATAATATTTGATATTGAACGGAAAATAATATTGTTAAATAAAAAAGAAGAATTAAATAATTTATATAAAGTAATTAATTCTAATTATAATGAAATGGATTATTATGATAATGCAGGTGATTTATTATCAGAATATTATGATACAAATAATTCACAAGAACCTTTGGTTGAAGTTAAAAATATTATCGAATTGTTATCTTTAAAAAACAAATCTATTGATAATAATAACGATTGTTTAAAAACAAAACATGTTAATAAATCAAAACTTTTTGAAAAATATTGTCATCGAATTGATGGAATACGAATAAATCACGATGACGGTACATCCAGAATTAAATATTGTACGGATTGTAATATTGAAAAAATACTTGATATGGCAGAAAGTGCGTATATATGTCAATGTTGTGGTGATTGCGAAATAATAATTTTAGACGATGAACATCAAATAAAAGATTATTCGCCATATAGAAGATTAAATCATTTTAGAGAATGGTTAAATCAATTCCAAGCTAAACAAACACCAGATATTCCAGAAATTATATTTATTGATATTGTGAAAGAATTAAATAAAAAAAGAATTGTTAATTTATCAACATTAAATAAAAAAAATATGAAAAATATTTTAAAAAAACTTAAATATAATATTTATTATGAACATATCGCATATATTATTAATAAATTAAATAATTTACCTCCTCCTAAAATTACTAGAGATATGGAAAAACTTTTCATATCCATGTTTTATAATATTCAAGAACCGTGGGAACTTTACAAACAAGTAGATCGTAAAAATTTCTTATCATATTCATATGTTTTACATAAATTTAGTGAATTATTAGAATTAGATCATTTACTTGAACACTTTCCTTTACACGTAGATCCAAATAAAGTTATAGAAAACGATTTAATTTGGGAGAAAATATGCAAATTCTTAAAATGGGAATATATTAGTTCATTTAAATAAATCAAAACCCAACACTTTTTTGATTTTATTAATATATTGTACATTATGAATACCACATGCTTTTTCATATTGTGCAATAACTGATACTGGAATACCACATGATTGAGCTAATTGTTTTTGTGTTAGTTTCCTTGCAACACGTGTTGATGATATTTTATTAGCAAATTCTTTATTAATAATAATTGGTTTAATATCAGGTTCTGCAGAAGGATTATCTAAATCATATATTTTTTTAACTTTAATACACGACTCTTGTTTATTGATATGTAACGTGGTTATATCTTTTTTAACAGTTTGTTTTTTTTCATGCATTTTACCTGATACTATTACTTGTTTCCAATCTTGATGAGCCATTGTATGATATAAAAAAATAATGTATAAAATAATAAAATCAATTTTTAGGTAATTAATTTAGATACAGATAAACCATACCACATTCGGTTTCTACGTTTGATTTCATTATCATTTAATAAATGGACAATATCAACTATTTTCATATTACCATATTTAACATTAACAACAACTTCATCTGTATGTAGATAACATAACGTATGTTTAATATTTGTTATCTTGTATAAAAGTTCATTAATATTTTTAACTGTATCGCCATGATATAACTTGTTAATTAATACAATAATATCTTGTTCTTTTGGATTAATACATAAATTTTTATTAATAACAACATGTCCAAAAGATACAACTGATGGTACATAACATTTCATTCGTTTTCTATAACTTATACTTGTTTTAACCCGCTTACCAATTGTTTTTGATTCGCATTCAGCATCAAACACATTATTAAAAATTGTTTTAATATCGTGTGTATTTGTTGATGATGTAGCAGTTTGTGCAAAATGTAATATAATATTCTTTTTATTACATTTTTCTAATAAACATGTAAAATCTTTTATATTCCTACAAAGTCTAGATGGTTCTAATATTACCAAATTAATATTAGAATGATTATTAATAATATTATTTAATACATGTTGTTTTGACATTAATGTTGCAGAACAAATTTCACTCTCATAAATTCCTGAATTAAATCTCATTAATGCACAATAATCTTTACATAAAGTTTTTTGTAAATCAAGACTAGTACCATTTTGTTGCATTTTAGTACTTACTCTACAATATATAATTGCATCATTTGTGTTAATTTTAATAGTATTCATATTTTGTACAATATTATCCATTAATATAATAATCATTATTATTAAGATAACAAATAATCAATTTTTTTTATTATATAAAAAAATATATTTTATTATAATGGATAACAAATTTTTTACAACAGAACAAAATAGTGAAAACCTTATAATATCTGATGTAAATTTTTCACACAGTTTAAAAAAGTACAAAGCACTATATTATCATTTCTTAGATGGATATTTAAATGAAAATTCTTTTTCTGATTATAATATATATGACAACATGTTGATAGAAAATAAATCATTGATTGGACCTGATTGTGATATTAATTTATTACAAATTGATTTTATTAATAAACAATATATTTTATTAAATTTAAAGACATATATAAGGAGTTTTCATAAATTTGAAACTACATTTCTTTTCGATAATTTTATTGCAATATTTAAATATTGTATTGTTCAAGTCATATTAGACGACCATGCTACGTGTTTATTAATTAGAATAGATGGTAATAATAAATTAACTGTATCATGTGTAAATTCAGGATGTGGTAATTTATTTCAAAAATTATTAAAGAGAACCAATGAACATGTTTTACCATTTAGAACATATGTAATATCTAATAACATTAATATTGATGATAAAAATATTGATAAACTAAACTTATTAACCATCATAAAAATACCATATTTATATTATATGATTAATAATATTCATAAAAATACTTTTATTACTATAAATCCGCAAATGTTTGCTTTATCAACAGTGTTTGTATTACATGTACAACTTGTATATGACTTTTTAACAAAAATATCACACGAAACTCGAAATTATTTTGAAAATATTGGTTTTGTACTTGAATATACAGACACATCAAATGGCGTCATAATTAAAGTTTTAAATAATATGAAATTTTTAAAACAAAAAGTAAAATTTAATACATTTAATTCAAGAAAAACAAAATCTTATTATGAAATAATTATGAATGTGCTGTCATATTTTACATTAGATGAAACAATTTTTAACAAAGATCTATTTAATGATTCACCGCTGGTTTTAAATGATAATATTAAAAATAACATAATATTACATAATATTAATGGTGAATTATATATTAAACCACAACAAAGCGGGAGTTGTGTATGGTTTTCATTATATTGGTCGTTAATGTTTTATTATATATATAATAAGGATATTTGTGAATATTATTTATTTACACAAAGAATATATGATTTCTTTTATAAAATGTTACAACAAATATTTACTATTAAATATTTCAATGAAGAAATTGAAAACAATATTATTATGAATGTTATGTGTAAAAAATTTATTGATTTAGGACTTTTGCAAGATAAAGAAATATTAAATAATAATATTGATTTTATTTATAATCAAAAAATTAATATTATTATAGATTCATATACAAATAGTAATTTTAATATTATTAATTCTAAATTTACACCATCTATATTAACGGTATGTAATGATATTGATAAACGTAATGATATATACAAAGATATTATTTATTATATATTAAAAACGTATGTGAATGTTGACAAATCTCAACAAAATCCAACTTCATTTTTCATATTATCATATGAATTATATTTACACGGATTATCTGTAAAAAAACAATTATTTAAAAACAATAGCGAAATACATAGTGAAATGCATAGTGAAATAAATGGCTTTAAATTATTAAAAAGCACTGATAAAATATCATCACGTGATGCTGATTTATATGATGTTGTTGATGATGAAATTATTATAAATACGAGAAATCTTGCAAAATATAATGGTCAAATTGATTTAATTATAGAAAAATTTTTAAATTTTTATAATATCATCAATAACACCAATAATGAAATAATAACAAACTTTAAATATATACAAGAATGTCATCATATTATATCTTATTATAATAAAAAATATCCAACAAAAAGTAATAATTATACAAAAGATTATATATTAGGTTTTTGTAAGTTTTCTTATACATTATTATTATTTTTTGATTTATATAATGAAATAATTATTTTACACACAAACTGGATAATAAGTAAAACTACAATAGACGCATTATTTGTCATATTAAACAATTATACACATTGTAAAATTAATACAAGTAGATTAAAATTTGATTATTCAGTACCTTTAAAGATATTTGAAAATAATACACTAATACCACAAAATAATTTATTTCCAATAAATAATACTTTTATTGGAGAAACTAGTGGTTCTTATACGAGGTCTTATACGAGGTCTTACAAAGATTATAATAAATTATTAATTTTTTTATATACTCATCCAAATTATATTTATCAAGGGTTTTATAAAGAAATATACGAGATTAATAATTTTAATTTTGTTAAATTACATATATATAACATATTTACAAAAGACGAATATAGAAATTGTTTAATTATATTTTTTGCATCAAAATATTATGAAAAGAAAGAAATAAAGACCAGAGAATTAATTTATATTCTAATAAATTTACAATTATTAATTACAGGATATATTTGTAATAAACCAACTCATGTTGATATGGGTAATATGTATGATATGTCTGATATATATTCTTATTGTACATATGAATATTATCCAATTACATATCGTACATTTGAGGATATAATTAATAAAATAATGTTAACATCTAAAAATAAAAATGATTTTTGTAATTATTTAAAAGATAATAAAGATATATTAATAAACTTACATACCATTATATTAAAAAAATATTTTAACGATATCTTTATACAAAATAGTATTGCCATACTTGATGGTAAAGAATATACTTTTATTACTTTAGATAAAGTTTTAAAATTATTTGGTAATAATTGTTTATATTTATACGATAAGAAAAAAGAAATATTAATTATTACAAGTGAAAATAAAATACGATTATTATTAAATGAAAATAATACAATATCACAAATCTTTTTTAATGATAATAAAGTCTTAAAATATAAGGATATTAACAAACCATTTAAATATGTTATTCCAACAACATGTTTGCATTTTATATATAAATTAAATAATGAATATAATATTGCATATATTATTAATAATGAGGTTATTACAGATATTTTAGGAAATTGTTCACTTTCTAATACTGTATATAATATTAGTATCAATAAAAATAATATGATGTATCCGAACAAAGATTGTTTTGAAATCTTTTCTAAATTGTGTAAAAATTTTCATATTAACAAATTTAATATTCTTTATTTAAATGA